TTATGAAATCCGTTCAGACCTATTAGGCTTAGCAAAAGAACTAGTAGAGTTTAATTTTCAAGCAAAAGTAAAAGAGTACGAATACTCAATTGGTAAAGATGGCGAACAAGTAGTGCAATCATTTAAGGCACCAACTTATTCAGCAGATGACATCATCAATGTTGCAAAAAAGTTTAATGATTTTGTAACAAGCGGTGATATGGTAAAATCATACCAAGAAAACTTTGAAAAAATGCAAGAGATGATAAAACCATACATTGATAAAAACTTTACAGACGCATATGTAAATACTGTAAAGGCATTTTTTCCACACTTAAAAAATAAGTAAAACGTTTTTTAAATTATCAATGGCCACTTCGGTGGCCATTGACAACTTACATTATTTGTGATATTATAATACAATGAATATAAATCAATTAATTTTTGCCAACATATCAGCAATTATTTTAATATATTTTGTATATAAACACACAGGTCTTAAAAATATAAAAGATTGTTATGGTATGCTTTTTACAAAAAGTTATTGGACCGATTATAATACAATAGAATTTTTAAGTTGGTTTACAAAAGCTATAATTATTATTCCTGGTTTAATATTTGGTGTATCTTTATGGCATTTATTTTTTTTGACACTGATCACAAGTTTAACTTTGATATGGGCTTCAAATAAAAAACTTTTACCTACTTTAGTTGGATTTAATACACTGTGGGTATGGATCTCTTGTATGGTATTATCCCAACATTTAATAAAATGAACTCAAAAGAATTTTCACTAGAAATAGAAAAGATAGTACAGGCTAAAAAAGGTATTACCTATATGGACGCCGTGTTAAAGTATTGCGAAGAAAATGAAATAGATCCAGGTACAGTTGCACCTCTTATCAGTAAAACATTAAAAGATAAGATTACAATAGAAGCACAGAATTTAAATTATATACCAAAGACAGGCCAGTTACCAATATGAAAATATTATCATTTAATATATCACACAATGGTTCTGTTTGTTATTTTGAAAATAACAATCTAAAGTTTTTTTGTCAAGAAGATAGATATAATTTAAAAAAAAACTGGTCACCAACAGTAGATGATTGTAATTTTATATCATTAAGTAAAAATAAATATGAAAATCCTGATATTGTTTGTTTTGCATCTTATGATAGATCTTTAAATCCTATAAAAAATGATGAAGATATTATAAAAAAAATATTAAATAATATAAATTTAAAAAATTATTTTTTTGATAAATCTCTACACCACATTTATCACGCCATATCAGGATTTTATTTTTCAAAATTTGAAGAAGCTATGTGTTTAGTGGTTGATGGTGCAGGATCTCAACCATTATCAACTTTTCCTACTTATCAAGAAATGGAGTCAATTTTTTATATAGATAAGAAAACGGTAGAAAAAAAATTTCAGCATTTGTCTAATAGAAGATTTTGTAAAGTCGATCAAAAAATAGGAAATTATTCAAATTACGTTTGTGAAGAAAAAATTAATAATATTTTTTACAAATTTTCTTCAAATTCTGTTGGAGGTTTAGAATTTAACATAGCTTGTTTAAGAGCAGGTATGAGAGGAATTGACGCTGGAAAATTAATGGGTCTATCTAGTTATGCTTATACTGATGATAGATATGATGTAGATTATTTTAAAGTAGAAATTGCTAAAAGAGCACAAGAAAAGACTTTTAGAGATACTTGCGAATTGATAGAGAGAAGTCAAAGAATTAGTAATGTAAAAAACATTATATTATCTGGTGGTTATTTTTTAAATTGTGTAAATAACTTTGAATATGTTAAAAAATATCCTAATTTAAATTTTTTTGTTGATCCTATACCTTATGATGCGGGAACAGCAATAGGAGTATCATTGTATTATGAAAATTATAAAAAGTAAAGAAAAAGCTGTTGAGTTATTATTGGAAAAAAACATTTTAGTAATATATCAAAATGAATCTGAATTGGGTAATAGAGCTTTAGGTTTTAAATCAATTTTATACGATCCTAGAATTAAAGATGGTAATTTAATTATTAATAAAATAAAAGGTAGAGAGTGGTGGAGGCCTTTAGCAGGAACTGTTTTATTTGAAGAAAAAGATAAATGGTTTAATTTTTACACACTAAAAGAATCTCCATATATGAGTTTTGCTGTCAAAGTTAATGAGGACATTAAAAATAAAATACCTTCAATAACACACGTGGATGGGACTTGCAGAATACAAACTTTAAAAAAAATAGAAAATAAACATTTTTACGATTTGATTGAATCATTTTTTTTAAAAACAGGTGTACCTATTTTATTAAATACATCCTTTAATTTAGCTGAATATCCTATCGTAGAAGATTTTAATATGGCTACTATTACTATGGAAAAAATGAATTTAGAGTATATTTACATACCAGAATAATATGTATGGGGGATTTGAAGTATTTAAAACGTATCTGGCGGTTAAATTACACTTCACAACAGATAGTTATGATTACCATAAATATGAAGGAAAGGTTAATTGTAAATTAGATACTTTTACAAAAAGAAATGATCGATATTTTTTTCACAAACTTAGCACCAGATACAATCAAAATGATATATTGGGCTTTTTTGTTAGTAATTTTTTATTTGATAGTAACAAGTGGGTAAAGAGTTTAACAGGACAAGACGGCAATGATGTTTTTACAGATTGGAAAAAGCGTAAAGAGTCTTTTGAATATTATTTTCGAAATGATTGTGTATCTATTCTTAATGACTTCAATGCTCGTAATCTTTCTTTTGATAATGGCTTTCACGTATATTCTGGACAACATCCTAGATTTTTACAATTGGTTCTCTCAAAAAAAATATCATATGAGACTGCTGTTGTTTTTAACAACACCATTCAATTTAGTAGCCAGTGGGATAGAAAAATTAATGAAAAAGTGGTATGGCCAGTCCACTCTAAAAGATTAGCTAAATATGAACAGTTTGTTAAATATAATAGAACAACAATTAAATTAATAATGAAAGAGGTATTTGTCAATGGATAAAAGAATACAAGAACTTTGTAAAGAAGTAGATAGATTCAATCATACTGATAAATATTTTAATCCATATATGAGCGCATCAGATTTTTTTAGAGAATCAAGTGGCACATTGAAAGGTGAAATAAAATTCTTAGTTAAAAAGATTTTAGTTAACTTTTCAATAGTTGCCATTGTGATTGGTCTATATTACATATTCAGATAATGGTTCAGAAAGATTTAAAATTTAAATCTGAACGTGTTTTTTGTGTGGGTAATGGTGTCAGTAGAAAAAATTTTAATTTAGATAAATTAAGAACTTACGGTAAAATATATGGATGTAATGCTCTTTATAGAACATTTACACCTGATGTATTGACTTCAGTTGATCACGGCATAATGCACGAAATATATCATAATGGTTATGCTTATAAAAATGAAACTTGGTTTAGAGATTGGAATAAAGTACCAGCAGAACTTTACGATTCAATGTTATTTACAGGTTTATCAGTAAGCGATAGAGATGATGTAAAAAAATATGATATGATAAATCAAAATGTTAGAACAGATGAAAAAAATTTTGTAATGCACGGTGCTAATTTAAAAGGTCTAGTCGAAATATTACATAGAAATATTGGTAAAAAAGAAAAAAAATTTATTAATTATAATTCTTGTTGTATAAGTTGGGTAAAAGAAAATGATAAAGCACACGATTTAAAAGAAATAATGACAAATGAACAAGGTGCGGCTGTTGACCACGGATGGTCAACCGGCCCTACGGCAGCATATATTGCAATAAAAAAAGAATTGCCTAAAAAAGTATATATGATAGGACACGATTTATATAGTGATGATAATAGAGTTAATAATATATACGCTGGTACTAAACATTATGTAATACCTGAACATAGTCCTACGCCTTGCGTAAACTGGATAGACCAATGGAAAACATTGGCAATTTGGAATAATCAAATACAATTTATAAAAGTAAATGAATTTAATGATAATCGTAATCAAACGAATGCTGCTATAAGTCAATGGCACGGCATACCTAATATACGATATATTAACTTCCAACAGCTTGACAAAGAACTAGGATTGTGATATATTTAACTTATGTATATTAGAATATTAAATTATTTAATTGATAGACTTGAAAAACTACGAGATAGATTGAGAACGCCTAAAGGTATAACAGCTAAAGAATGGGCAGCTCAACATAAAAAGTGGCGAGAAAAGAGTTATAAATAATACTGATAGCGATTATACAGCTAACACAAATACAAACATACGGAGAATACAATGGACTTTAATACATTAAAAACAAGCCACTCTAACTTTGATAAACTTACCAAAGCACTAGAGGCTAACCTCAATCCTGAGGATATTAATAAACAATCAAAAGACAAATATACAGACGAAAGAATATGGAAACCAGAACTAGATAAAACTGGTAGTGGTTACGCCGTACTTCGTTTTTTACCAGCAACCGAAAAAGAAGAAATGCCTTGGGTACGAGTATGGTCTCACGCATTTCAGGACAAAGGTGGTTGGTATATTGAAAACTCTCTTACAACTTTAAATCAAAAAGATCCTGTAAGTGAAGAAAATACACGATTATGGAATACAGGTGTTGAATCTGATAAAGAGATAGCAAGAAAAAGAAAAAGAAAATTATCTTACTACTCTAATATATTTGTTGTAAGTGATCCTGCTCATCCACAAAATGAAGGCAAAGTATTCATATTCAAATATGGTAAAAAGATATTTGATAAGATTACAGAAGCAATGCAACCAGCATTTGAAGATGAACAACCAATTAATCCATTTGATTTTTGGAAAGGTGCAAACTTTAAACTAAAAATTAGAAAAGTGGATGGTTATTGGAACTATGATAAATCTGAATTTGAGCCTGTTAAGGCAATTGCTGAAAATGATGATAAGATTAAAGCAATATGGTCTAGGCAGTATGCTCTAACGCCTTTCTTGGCTCCTAGTAATTTTAAAACCTATGATGAACTCAAAGAGAAACTGAATAGGGTAATTACTGGAACGAGAAGTGCTGGAACAGTTGAAAGCGCCGAACTCCCTCCGGCTAAATCTAACGGTTCAGTAAAAAGTAATAGTAAATCTATCACATCTGCTAGTGATGATGACGATACGTTATCTTACTTTAGTAAATTGGCTGATGATGAGTAGAATCTCTCTCTACTAATACTGAAAAGGTGGCCAGTAATGGCCACCTCTTTAAATTGGTACTGTATTTAAATTAATAAAAGAACGATCAAAGTTTGTAGGTTCCATAGTCATAGCTTGTGTATTTGAAGCATTTACATTACTATTAGATATGTTAGGCGCTACAACTGTATTATTAGCTGATTTTGATTCACTAAGTGCTTGATTTTCAACACTCATCTTGTTTATATTTTCTTGTTTATATGAAGCAGGTTCAATAAATGAAGCATCTCTTATTACTTTTCTACCAGGCACACGTTGAGTTAATCTCATACCTGTATTTCTTTCAAATTCATCTGCCACTTCATCTGGTTCTTCAGCACCAGGCGACATAGCGTTACTTCTATTTTCTAATGTACCAGGTGCAACTTTTTCGATAGAACGACCTTTTTCTATTTCCGAATTAGCATCTGTTTTTGCAGCAACATCTTTTTTAGCTTCTGTTACTTTCTCATTTTTCTTATTATCGTCTTTCTTTAACAAACTAAATGGCCATATTTTACTGATACCATCAAATATATTAGCAAAGAAATCTATGACTGCTTTTATTGCTTTATATAAAGCATATATAACCACACCTACAGCAGCTACGATTAATAAAATAGGTATTAATACAAGTAAAAATTTTAAAAACCCTAACGCAAGTTTACCAACTACGCCAGCTAATTTACCGAAACCCTTAAATAAATCACCACCTAATTGTGTGATTTCTTTTCCAAAATTTTTTATTTGTCTAAATGCTTCGCCTACTGTCTGGTCTAATGGTCCGGAAACTCTTTGACCAGGTTGTATATTAGCTTTTGCTTTATCTTCTTCAAATTTCTTTTTATCTTTTGATAAATTTTCACTACGCGCTAAAACCATTTCCTCTATTTCAGCTCTTTCTTTATCACTTCTATCTAATTTTTTAAGCTCTTTAGTTTGTTTTAATATATCTTTTTCTTCATCTCTTAGTCTTTGTTCTTCTTTTTGTAATCTTTTCTTTTCTTCTCTTTCTTCTCTTTTACTTTTAATTTCTAATTTCAAAGTTTTTTCATTAACATAAGTATTAATACCTTGTTCTCTTAATATATCTCTTTCTATTGTTAATTCTTCAGTTTTTTCTTTTTGTATTCTATTAGCTTCTGCTTTATCTTCCTTACGTTGTCTATTCATATCATAAAGTTTTTGAACAGCATCACCTATTTCTTTACTATATTTACTTAAATCAACACCTAATCTTGATTGCAACTTATCAATCATTTCAAAACCTTTATCAATATCGCCTTCTCTATTTGAAGCTAATAAATCATTTACTTGTTTTAATTGAGAGTCAATGGGTAAAAATTGTTTTATGGTATTTACCGACATTTGATTAATTCTATTAGTTACAGTAGTAGCAATAGCACTTAAAGCAGAAGTTATATTTGATGTGGTTAATGGCTTACCACCTTGTTCTGTAGAAATTCTTTTTATATTTGAAACTGATCGTGCTTTATCTCTTAATGCTTCGTCTGCCATTTATTAACCTATCTGATCGTCTATTTTAATTTTTTGTTTTTTTAAAAACGATTGCTCCATTGATTGTGATATTACTTTTTTATCTTCTATTTTCTCTTGCGATCTACCATAAGACGTAATGCCTAATACCGCACCCATTGCGATATGAAAGAAACCAGCACCTTGTAACGTCAAGGGATTCCATTGTGTTAATACGACCTGATTTAAATATATTGTTTGCGCCATATTCCATAACACAGGAAACAATATAAAATCACATAAACATACAGTTAAGTATAACCAACCCATAGCAGGCCGCCATTTAGTATTAAAGTGTGATTCTTTACTCATTAACTTTTCCTTTTTTTTCTTTCCGCTTCTTCTTTTAAATGATTAATCAATAATGAAATGTAAATATCACGCTCCCAAGGTATCATATTTTCAAGCTCACTTAATGAATATTTATGATGTTGTATCAGAGCAAAGTTAGTTTCGAAGTATGCCTCTAATGAATTGTGAGCGAGGCTTATTCGAAAAAATCAGATATTCCTGTTAAAACCACCTTACTTTTTACGTTAGTTTTAGGATTTGTTACCTCTATTTCGTGTTTTAATACAGGCATTGTTTCAAAAAACTTTCTTATTTTAATAAAAGCCTCCTGTGGTAGACCTTCTAGGAACTCTCTTAATTCTTTTTTAGTACTATCTTTTGCTGGATATATCTTATCACCTTCAAAAACGTGATCTATACAATCAACTAAAATTGTAAACATCATCTCTATTTGTTGAGTGTCAATCTTACCCTTACCATAATCATAGTTTTTTAAAGTAGGGTAACCTAATACTACGCCTAGATTTCTTTTTTCATCTAAGATTATTTTATTAGTATGTTCATCATCAACTTGAACTTCAATCTTAGTTAAATCAATTTCAGTTTCAACATAAGTTTTTCCATCATCAGGACATATCGTTTTAAATTTAGATATTTCTGATACTGATTTAGCTCTTAATTGTAAAAATATATACTCTATATCAAATATAGGTAACAAATCTACTTTTAAAGCATTAAATGTACAAGCATTAATTATTTCTCTAATTGCTTCAACAATTTGTTTATTGTCGCCTGTTTCTTGTGCTATGAAAAGTATTTTTTCTTCTTTCACAAGAAAAGGTCTAAACTTAACTTTTAAATCTTGTGATGGTAGAGTCAACTCATATGTAGGCACATCAACTCGTGGTAACGTCATTATTATCTCCTTTTATTATAAATTTAGTGGTGGTAAATTGCCAAATGGAGGAAATACTCGACCACCTGTAATACCACCAATTGGTATACGTCTTTTTAGTCCTTGTAATACATCAACACCAGCACGTCTTAATTCTGGTGGTAATTTGTTTAATAGGCCGCCAAATGCACCAAAAGAACTTTTAACAGTGACATCTCTAAAGTTTGCTTGACCTAATTCTATATTGCCTGATCTATCTAAGAAGTAATTTATCCAATATCTGAAACCAAATGTTACTTGAAATGTTTGAATAGCATTATTTTCGTATGAGTACTCAACAGCACTGATAATTTTAGGATAACAATCAAATAATTTTACAGCATAAGTTACGTCATCTCTTTCATTACGGCTTGCAAATTGACCTAATTGAAATATGTTTACATCAGATACATAGTTATCATAAAAATTAAAATTATGACTTTGATTACTGAACGCAGCTTTTTGCCATAATTCAAAATAACTTCTTTCTCTTAAAAACTTATCAGCATAAAATGTAGCATTTATATCGGCCGATTTATAATCAATTGCTATTTTATATGCAGGACCGTGATGTTTCACTTCTTTCATTTCTATAGTACGCTCAGGCATAGATATAGCAGAACAAAATGCTTGTACACGTCTTGCGTTTGTTTTTTGTACAGCAATCATTTCAGCTGAACTTTTAAATGTTGTTTCTAATTCGTTTGCACCACCACTCAATTCAGCACCTGTGTCAGCATTAGTAATGCCAGCACCGCCTGCTCTAGGTAAATTAAATTCTACGTAAAATCTTGCTTTACGAGCAAATCCTTCTGCCTCATTAATATATGATTGTACACGACCTATTGTAGTTTCCGGATTGCCACCTGCCTTTTGTCTAAAACGTGGATCATTTTCAACATTATCAAGTGAACGATCACGTGGTAAACCTATTCTTACATCAAAACCACCAATTCGAACTCCGCCTCTTAATATTGCCATTAGATAAAACTCCTTGAAGCTGCATATACAGAACTAGCAGGCCTTTTTTGAAACTGTTGCACAGGCAAATAACAAGCAATAGCTGCTTGGTTTAAATCTATTCTCAAAAAACTTGATCTTACGTGTTTATACAAATATTTTTTAATTGTTGCTTTTGATAATGGTATAGATTTAACACGGCTCCAACTTACATCAAATCTTGCCTTCGATAAATCTTTATTTGTAGCGTATCTTTGCATTTGCTCTAATAGTCTTAATCTAGCTCCAGGTGCTAGATAGTGAAAGTTTAATCCACTAAAACCACCTTTAATACTTTCTAATGGCAGTACAAGTGGAAACGTATCGTAATATGGTAAAGTTTCTTTATACTTTGGATCATAAAAGAATAAATTTAATAAACCAATATTAGGTCTCGCAGATAATTTTCCTTGCGACATTAGTTTTTGTGCAGTTATTTTTTGACCAATTGATGATATTGCGTTTTTATACCAAGTCGCCGACTTAGTATTATCGCCTTGTTTGTCCGTTATTTTATCTAGTATTGAAACCATTTACTATATTTATGATGAAAGTATTAGTTTATTTTGAAAAAACTAAATCTTTTGGTACTCTAACTAAATCACCAATATAGTGATTCCAATGCTTATTTTGATGGCCTATTTCTTTTAATTTAGCCATTATATCATTATATTTTGCTAAATTATCTGGATTAGTATTATTAGATGAGAAGTTTATAGTTTTTATAGGTGATAAAAATTTTTTTGTTATTGACATTTCATTTATTAATACAGTTTTAGGATCATAATAATATTTTTCATTGGTAATTAATCTATTATCTTTTAATATATGATGCCACAAATTAAAATTTCTGCTATAAAAATTAGATTCACCAATTCTATTTGCATAATCTAAAGCTATTCTATAAGTTACTTCACAAAGGTGCATTGGTATATAAAAAGATTGATCGTCAGTGTTAGATTTATTTTCATAAATTTTAAAATATTTTATTAAATCTCTTTTTTCTAAATCACCCTCACCTATGATAATAAATTGATTAGTAGGAATTTTATCTATGAAATATGGTATAGTTGAATATAATGGATATGCAACATAGTTTTTATGAAAATTGTTTAAAGTATAATCTAAAACATTTTTGAGTGTATCTTCAAACACGTTTAATTTTGTATCATATTTTTTAGATATAGATTCAACCAACTCTTTTAAATGATCGTTCACACCTACTATATGAAAGAAATAATGTTCTGTAGGAATTTTAAGATTGTATAATGAATTAGCTATCATTTCAGAATCAATACCAGATAACAATAGTGCTACAGATGATATATTCTTTTGCTTCATTTCATTATAAATTTCTGTAGTGGTCAAATCAATTGCTTCAAAGAAGTCTTTAGTGGTAATCTTGTCAAAATCAGATATTTGATAAGAAAAACTACAATCTGTATTTGAAAATGTAAATTCACGTTTCATATAATTATTTATATCAGTTATAGACGCCTATATCCTTCTCGGTAAATATCTTAAACTCTAAATCGTTACCCTCACAATACGCTTTAGCGGCTTGCCATTTAGCTTGGTTCTTTATATATTCTAATTGTTCACGCATAAAAGCACGACCTTGTTTCTTTGGTTTTTTAGGTGGAAAACACTGACGATATGGTTTTATTTCAACCATATATTTTTTGCCTGTTTTTAATTTAAATATAAAATCTGGATAGTATCTATGAATACGATAATCAATAGGTGAACGATAAATTATTGGTATTTCTTCACTACCCCAAAATTCAACGGCATCATTTTTATCCAAATATACCATCATACGTCTTTCTAATAGTGAACGATATATTATTCTATTTGGGTCACCAGCATACTTTTTAGGGTGTGTTGGTTTATAAATTCCTTTATAACTTGATCTCATATCATATAAATATTACTAAAATATACAACTATTTATGGCACTATCAAAAGTAGCAAATTTAATTCAAAAGAACTTAGGCAATTTAACAGGCGGTGGTTTAGTAGGCCTAGGTGGTGGTATTATAGGTTCTCTTACTGATAAAGCAAAAAATATGGCACAGACAAATGCTGCTGCTGCCAAGATATTAAACAAATCACCATTAGAATTAAATGACACAAGTCCAGTAGCTCATATGAAAGAAAATCCATATGATTATGGCACAGTTTATTATCCTAATAATGTTCAATCTTTAGAATCAGGTCATTATATAATTTTTGACGTATTAGAAAAAGATACAGCATTAAGTGCTTTGGCACAAAGTGCTAGGGCAGGCTCTGCTAAAGTAGCAAGAGCATTAGGCCGTGATGATATAGCTCAAAAGGTGCAACCAGCAGAAAGAACAAGTCGAGTTACCACAATAAAAAATAGAAAAGGTGGCACAGAAGATAGAGTGGTACAACCATCTAGCGGTATTAGTGCAGGTTTAGCGGGCAATAGAACTGTAAGAGTTTCAAAAACAATTGTATTATATACACCGCCAGGATTAAAAACTTCTTATGGCGCTGTACACGAAGGCGTAGAAACAGGTATCATAGGAAATCTTTTAGGGTTACAAGGTGGTGGTGCTATTAAATCAACAGCAGAACTTGCAGGCAGATTAAAAGATGCTGCGGCTGCTTTAGGCACAGAAATAGTATCAGGTGCATTATCAATTATTCCTGGTGTAGGAGATTTAAAAGGTGCATTGACCAAAGTTACAGGTAAAGCAACTAATCCAAATACAGAAATGGTATTTAAAAGTGTACCAATGAGAAGTTTTGATTTTGTTTTTGAATTTGCACCAAAGAATAAAAAAGAATTAGAAAATATGATGAAGATTATAGAAATTTTTAAATATCATATGCACCCAGCTATTGAACCATATGGTAATGATTTTATAGTGCCAGAGGAATTTCAAATAACTTATATGTACTTAGAATACCGCAATCAATATATTCCTAGAGTAAGTCGTTGTGTATTAACTAATTTAGATATACAACACGGCGATGATGCTAACTTTAGTACTTTTGCAGGTGATGATAAAGGTGCTGCTCCAATTTATACTAAGATGACATTAAAATTTAGTGAAACAGAAATTATGACTAAAACAACTATTGTCAAAGGCTTCTAATGTATTTTACATATTTTCCTAAAGGCACTTACGATTTAAAAAATGATGGCAACGAAAAACTAGTTACCAATTTATTACGTAGAGTAAAGATTAGATCAAAAGTTTTAAATGAAACAAGTTTGTACGACCTTTATGATATACCTGAAGGAGAAACACCAGAAATTACGGCAAGAAAACATTTTGGTAGTCAATATTATCATTGGGTAATTTTATTAACTAATGATATAACAGATCGATATTATGGTTGGCCATTAACAAATTATGAATTTGAAAATTATATAAACGAAAAATATACAAATCCTGATGGCGTACATCATTATGAAATTACACAATCAAGTGGTAAAACAACTGGCGAAGGCCCAAGTGATTACTCACACAAAATAATAGTCAACAGTACCGAACCAGGTGCAGTAGCCATTAGTAATAGGCAATACGAAGAAAGATTACAAGACCAAAAACGACAAATCAAATTATTAGACCCGGCATATTTACCAATATTATTAGAAGAATTTGAAAACTTGATGAGCGAATAATGAGCCTATATGATACAATAGACGGCAAAGTACTAAAAAAGCCTGGTGATTATGTACTTTCAGATATAAAATTAATTTCATATCGTAGTGTAGATGGCAGTAATACGCCAGACGCCATTGAAATTGAAACACTTGTATTAGATTTAAACATATACGAAAGCATTTACAATAAAACATTATCAGGTAATATGCTGATAGTAGATGGTAACAACGTCATTGGTAAATTGCCATTAACAGGTAATGAAAGACTTGAATTTAAATTTTTCACACCATCATTAGGAAAAGGTTATGACTTTTCTATGAAGTCAGGCAATCCATTATACGTTTACAAAATACAAAACAGATCACCAGTAGGCCCAAAGACTCAAATGTATCTATTGCATTTTTGCAGTAAAGAAATGATACAGAACGAATTGGTTGTGGTAAAAAATGCTATGACTGATACTTTTGCAAATATGGCAGCCAAAATTACTAAAGAACAAAATACATTATCATCAGCAAAGAACTTTTATTTTGAACCATCATATGGTGTATATAAACACGTATTTGGCCGATTAAGGCCTTTTGATGCAATTGATCAAATATCCGTATTAGCACAAAGTGAAAAATATGCAGGCGCAGGTTATTATTTTTATGAAACAAGTTTAGGTTTTAATTTTAGGTCATTAGAAAGTATGTTGGCAATTGATGGTAACACAGCAAGACCAGTAGTTGCACGATATAGACCAAAACCGTCAAATGTCAAAGATGGTGGTGGTAGCACAGACATTAAAAATGAAATGCAAATTGTAAATAATTTTAAAATATTAGATCAATTTGATACGTTAAAGAATTTAAGAAACGGCGTATATGCAAGTAAATTAATTACACACGACCAATTAAATAAAACATACGAAGAAACAGATTTTGATTACAACGAACAATATCAATATTTACATCACACAGAAGCAGGCAAAGATGGCGTTAAAACAGATAACAAAGGCATATTGCCATTACATTTACGAGAAGGCGCTTTCTTATCAGATTTTGCCGAGTCAACAATGTATCTAAAGCCGAATACACAATCAATACACAATAACGTCAATTCACATCCTATAAAAGATATACTTCAAAAAAGATTATCACAAAGACTGGCTTTTATGTCAAACCGTTTAGAACTTACATTAAATGGATTTACTGGCGTTACAGCAGGAGATTTGATTACTTTTGAAATGCCTTCTTATACACCTGCCGGTGATACTGAACCATCAGGAACAGACCCTTATATGTCAGGAAGATATTTGGTAACGTCAGTAAGACACCAATTAAACCGAACGTTAAAAAAACACGTAATGGTATTAGAATGTATGAAAGACAGTGTACGCAGACCATACCCAGAAGAAACTAACGATACATTTATTGGTAAAGAAAAGAATAACGAAGGAATTATAGATATATACAAACTTGATGAAATTTATAGCAACGTGGCAGGTGGTTACTTTAAGGGATAACTAAGAGAATAACTCCGAGACCGCCGCTCCGACGGCTATTATGTAGAAGATATAGACCAATGGCCAGCACACAGGTAACCGAGTGAACTATGCACCATAAATATAGAAAACAACTGGAGAATCTATGAATATAAGTGAACTAAACTTTACACATCTCAAAGAAGTATTGAAAAATTTAAAGAAAAAACTTTTCTCAATAAAACTGTGTAAATGTGGTAAAAAGAAATAACTAATCGCAGGTAACCAAAGGTACTATGAGAATATCTGAAAGAATAAAATACCTGATAGATAAAGTCGTGCTAGCGCAGGCCTGTACCTGTGAGATGTGGATTTACTACGGATTACTTGTCTTTGTGGTCTTTACGAAGTGGGCCGGGTAATATGCGTAGACCATTAAAAATGAGCGGAAATAACGTATGCTGTTGTGTTATTATCGAGCGCTCTATGAAAGAATACAATGAATAACGAAAACTTTATGGGACTCGGAGGTTTCTTTTATTTCTTCGGTGTTGTTGAAGATAGACAAGATCCACTCAAAGTCGGCCGTCTTAAAGTGCGTATAGTCGGCACACATACGCAGGACAAACTGGCCCTCCCAACGGCCGATTTACCTTGGGCACTTTGCGTATTACCTATAACGGCCAGTGGCATTTCAGGCATCGGATTTTCGGCGACCGGACTACTCGAAGGAAGCTGGGTGTTTGGATTTTTTCGTGATGGCACTACTCGTCAAGAGCCGGTTATATTAGGCAGTTTACCTGGCAGGCCAACTGAACTGGCCGATAATCGAAAAGGTTTTTATGATCCAAATGAAATTTATCCGAAATACAAGGACGAACCAGATGTCAATAGACTGGCCGTGAATGCCAAGGATACCGAAGGAAACGAAATCAATCCAAGTCTTAGTTTAACAATTCGCAGAGCAACACGTATAACAGGTGTTGCAACAGCCGATTACAATTCAATGGTTGCCGCAGATGGAGAATTAACACAGGCCAGCGATGGTGATACCTGGAATCAACCTGAAATTCCTTACAATGCTCTATACCCATACAATCACGTATATGAGTCGGAGTCTGGCCATTTACAAGAATTTGATGACACACCTGGCGCAGAACGAATCCATATTCGCCACCGTACAGGTTCATCAATTGAATACCATCCGAACGGTACACGAACAGATATAATCAAAGGTGAACAATATATTCTCACCACAGGTGATAACCAGGTTTATATACAAGGAAAATCCGATACCACAATCAACGGCCGCCATAAACTTTATATAAACAAGAATGGTGAATTAAATAATCACTATGATATACAGATAGGGCCAGGTGCAAATATTAATATACAGGTAGATAATGGTGATATAAATTTACATACATTAAACGGCCGTCTTAATTTCAACAGTGGTGGTGATACAAATTTAAAGATAGGTGGTTCTTTGACCATAGATGTGGCCGGCAATCTGGTGCAGAACGTAGAAGGCAATACAACAGAAAACACTTCAGGTGCAGTGATTGTGCGTGGTGCTACAATTGATTTAAACCCATAAACGGCCAGTGTTGATTCTGGAAGGCCTTTGTAATCTATAAATGCAATAACATCAAGACAGGCCATTTATACAGGCCTTAATGGCCAGGACTGGTAAATATTCCTTACTTAAATAACGACAAAAAATTTCCTGGAAGCTTGACACTGTTCCAGGTTTGATATATAATAATATATGTCCAATACAGTAATATATGTAAATACACACGAAGTTTCCTGTGATGGTTATGATGAGGTTCAACAAGAGGCAACTCATCCTTTGGTCTATTATACATTAAAGGAATATAAGGATGGTACTAAGGCGGCCTGTCATTATTGTGGTAAGGTATTTGTCTATAAAGAAAGAGATTGAATTAAACTATGATTTTTAATAAAAAAATAAAATTCTATTGTAGTCTACCAGAAGTATTGGAAAAATACCCTATTATAAAATGTAAGTCTAGTTACTTTAATTGGTTAAAAAAATCAGCACAAGAATATAAAAATGATTATCAAATCAATCATAAATGTAAACATATGAGTGGTGTTATAAAGTGTGATGGAATTCATTCAATATTGAATACAGGTTATATTTTAAAAACGTGGTTTGATTTTACAATCAAAACAACTGATGATCCTTATAAGTTTGAATATATAATTCCAAGTGAAATATTTTCTTACCTGGAACAAAAAAAATATAATAAACAATTAATTTCTTGGTTTTCAGGTAATGACCCTAAATTAAATACGCCTTTACCTAAACAATCTTTACAAACATTAATTAAAATAATTATGCCTTGGTCGGTATCTATACCTAAAGGTTGGAATTTACTTATTCAATCTGTTCCTTATTCTGATGAAACATCATTTACATCAACACAAGGTATTTTAAAATCAGGAGATTTTTTTGAAATTAATCCTATTATAATTTGGCACAGAAAAAACGAAGAAGTGTTGATTAAAGCTGGAACACCTCTATGTCAACTTATACCTATTAGAGATAAAGATATAGAGATAGAAAATTTACCATACAATGATAAAATAAAAAAACACGAAGAACAATGGAAGTATAACATTTCACATAGGTTTACAAGAGAACATAAATAAAAATATGAATAATGCTAATTATGAAATATTATTTCCATCACCTATTCTTAGTGTTGATTTGCCATTAATAAAAAATGATTTATTATTAGATTACGTTTATAAAATTAAAAATGCAGACACCACAGGCCGAGTTAAAAGTAATCTAGGCGGATATCAAAGTTTATTTTTAAATTTAAAAGATATAGAATTGCAACCATTATTAGATGATATATCTAAATTTGTTTCTGAATATATAGTTTTTTGTAATTTTAAAAAAAATATAATCTACAGAATACAAACTATGTGGTTTAATATAAATTACTACAAAGATACAAACGTATCGCACATTCATCCGGGTTGTCTTTTTTCAGGTGTTTTTTATCTAAAAACTAATACCAATAGCGGTAATATTAATTTTATACATCCTGCTATGGAATTATTATCATATGATTGGTCGGACGAATATAAAAATACACTAACAGAAAAAAATTCTTTAACTTATAATATGCCTGCTATACAAAATAGATTATACATATTTCCTTCTTGGTTAAGACATTTAGTTAAACCGAATTTAAATAAAAATGAAGATAGAATTTCATTTTCTTTTAATATAGGAGTTGAAAATGTTTTTTAAAAAAGAAGGTTACACAGTAATAAAAAATGTAATATCAAAAGAAATGTCATCATTTATATTTGATTATTTTAATTTAAGAAGAAAAGTATCATATACTTTTTTTGATACGAAATACATTGATAAAAATAATAACGATTTTGGTTCTTGGAATTACAATCAAGTACCTGGTACATTTAGCATTTATGGAGATGTTGTTATGGAAACATTATTATTAAATCTTTTACCAAAAATAGAAAATTTTACAGATTTAACTTTATACCCCACATATTCTTTTGCTAGAATATATAAAAAAGGTGATATATTAAAAAAACATAAAGATAGAATATCTTGTGAAATTTCTTTAACTTTAAATTTAGGCGGCGATACTTGGCCTATATATCTAAAAAATAAAGAAAATAAAGAAATAGAAGTGAATTTAGAACAAGGTGATATAATGATTTATAAAGGTTGTGAACTAGAACATTGGAGAAATGAGTTTTTAGGTAAAAGTTGTGGTCAAGTTTTTTTGCATTATATCAACGTGCAATCAATCGATTCAGAAAAAAATAAATTTGATGGAAGACCACATTTAGGTTTACCTATAACTTTCAAGCATAAATAAACATATGGGTATAGTTAGACAAAGTGGTACGGTATCATTAACGCCAAACAAACAAAAGCAATATATAAAACAATTACGTATTCCTTTTAAGAATGTATTGGCCAATCCAACGGCCGAGATCATTGAAAAGTTTATCAAAGATTTAGGTGTATCAGGTACTATATCTTGGTTAACAGATCACAACCGTGGCGATCCTGTTTATGATGGTAAGGTTTCAATTAATATTGTTGTATCTGGCGATCCTGTTAATCTTACTATAAACGATAAAAACACAATGTATGAATGTGCGGTAATTGACGAAGCGGCTTCACAGATTTATATGTCTGATGGAAAGACAAGAAGTATATTTAAATTATCTATTCACACAAAGACGTTTGACGAAGTCGTTGAAATATTAAAACCTTATAAGATCTAAGGATTATTCGGCGACATTGGCACATCAAATATAAAAGCAATTCTTTCACAGTCTCCTATATTCTCGGCCATATGGTTTTTCTTATTATTAAACCAGAAGAATGTACCTGGTTCTATAATCACTTCTTCTTTTGTAGATTCTAAATCGCCATCGTCCCATACACTGTAACGATATGTGCCTGTAATGGAAAGATGATAACGGTCTTTTGTGTGGTAATACTTTCCTTCATCTATATGTTTGCCTGTTATTTCACCAATGGGTGTACGAAGAAAAGCACAACGGCCAGGTTTTAAATTGTTTTCATATAACCACTTCTGTATAGCAATATGTCTTTTAGTGGCGTCTGTTGGTACACATATTTCTGTATCACCTATAAATTCACCAGGTTTTGAAATACCTCCCATTACTAATTGCAATACACCAGAACGTACAAGTTTAGTATGAGGGTCTTGTCTATCTACACCTTTCATACGGCCTACATTACCCCAATCTTCAGGATATCTCTCTATATCTTTGACAATTTCTGATACGTCAATGTTTTCTTTTATAATACGTATGTTCCGCATATTCTTAATATATCATATATATGTAATTTTGTCAAGTTCTTTTTACAAACCTTTTTTGTGTAATAATATCTTTCATTTTCATACCATAATTTAAATTTTTAATAAAACAATCTCTTTTTTTATCATAATCAAAATACGTTGATAAACCTAATACAAGATGTATTCTTTCAAAATCCTCTGGTGCACCGTGTATAGAACCATAGGCGTGTGGTATATTTGTATTCCATATATACGCTTTGCCTACTTCTAAATGTTTTTCCATTTCAAAAATATTACCGTGCCAATCTGAACCTTTAATACGTATTTGAAATTCAGGTCTTGTTTGTAATGGTATATTTACTCTTAACATTTCAAATGATGGTTCATCTACGTGCCAGTTGGCCAAAAAATTATCGTATATGTCATTATGATGCCAAAGATATGCAACACGGCTTCTTAATAATGGCATATTTAAACGATCTAATAATTCTTTAAAATTATCGTAGATTATATCGTGCATATTTCTAAAACCAAAAGTATCATAATAGTTATTTTTTTGGTCTTTGAATTTACCTAAACTTACACGACCACTAAAGATTTGATTTTGTAACTTGTGGCCCCAAGTTTGATGATATGGTGAAACAGTTTTATCAAAGTAATCTTTATTATAAGTTAAAGAAAATCCTTCATATATGCCTTTGTTTTCACCACCGTTTATTTTCCAACCTTCTAAACCTACTTTTTTCTCTACGTTTTTTACACCTTTTAATATTACATCAGCACTTGGTAAACCTAATTCTTTTAATGTAAATTCATAAAAAGTAAAATCTTCTAATATATGTTTTACATTATCTTTAATAAAGAAATTAATGGCATATAAATTTTCTGATATGTTTTTACTAGATTCTTTATAATCTGATATATAAAAAGTATCTTCAAAGTTATCAGTATTGTATTTTTTATAATGTGTCCATTGGTGTGGTTTTTTAATAGTAAATGGGTCATCATAATAATTTTTAAAACTTACTATTTTTACAGTGTCATCAAATTTTTCATTGTTCTCTTTGCCTGGTAAACATCTATTAGACCATTCATTAGGCACTGTAATTAATTCTAATTTTTCTTTTATATTATCTTCTATAAAATATTGTTCACCATCTTGTATTTCAAAAGTAAATTTGTTTGACTTATATTCGTTTTGAAAATTATCTGTATTTGATATAAATTTATCGTAAATGTATTTACAATCTTTAGGATAGAATTTATAAAAACAATTATCTATATTATATTGTTTATTTTTTTCCCACCATTTAGATGTTGCAACAAATTGGCCTTGTTTTATAGGCGTATCTAAAAGTTGTTTATAGTCATTTAATAATAAAATATCAGGATTAATAACACATATAGGTTCATTTATATTTAAATTCATAAAATATATTTTGTTCCATTGATGTGCGACATTATTGTTAAATGGTTTTCTTATGCAAGAAAAATCATAATCAATAAGTTTTTCTTTTAAATATTCTTCATAAAGTTGACTTAATTTGTTGCCAATACGAATACAAAATATTTTCATTTCAATGTATATTTATGGCATAATAATTATAAATACAAGTGCCAATTAACAAAGGAGAATCAATGGCTAAGAAAAAGTTAAAGACTCCTGAAGATATAATTGAAGCTATAAAAGAAAAACAATCTGAAATTGACGATTTAATTTACGACCTAGAAGATAAGGTTTCTGATATATCCAGCGTTGAAGATGAGGACGAGGATATAGACGAAACGGATGAAGAATAACAATCTATATTTCAGGTGCCGAAGCAATTCGGCACCCATTGAATCAACGGAGATTTAAATGGGAATTTATCCAGCATTAGGTTTATTAATATTCATAATTGGTGGCCTTGCTTATATCTACCTTTCTATTTACTTTAATACAAAAGCTTATACAAAGAAAGTAAAGAAATATAAAAAACTGCAACTTTTAAAACTAAAATTAAAAAAAAGAAAATAAATGTGTCCAATATGTTTTTTTTATGGAATACTTGCACTTGTATCAGCAGGTTTTATTATAATAACTTCTAGTATATATTTTTATATTCTATGTTCTTGTGTAATAGGTTATTGTGTTTATAACATTTATAAAATGAATAAATAGTCATACACAGACAGACAGGTATGACAAAAAAAACATATAAAAGATTTAATATGATTGATACTTTAATTTGTAAACATTGCGAACATTACGACCATAGAGGAACAAAATACTTTGATTTAGAAGATTTGTGTTCACAAGATGAGTGTAACTGCCAAGATTGCAAAACGGAAGATGATTTAATGAGAAAATGTGATGAAAATAGTTTTAACAGGTAGTGAAGGTTTTATAGGTAGTCATCTAAAGAAAAAACTACTCAAAAAAGGCCATCAATTAATTTATTATGATCTTCTTCTTAATAAAAACATCAAAGATTTTACATTAAACGGTGATGAGAATTTTGTAATACATTTGGCAGCAAAGGCCAATGTAAGAGATAGTGTTAAAAATCCTGCACCTTATTTTATTACAAACGTGGACTACAGTAAAAAGATATTTAATCTTTGTAATGAAAAAAACATACCTTGTTTATATGCTTCAAGTTCTAGTGTACATAACTGGACACTATCGCCTTATGGTGAAAGTAAAAAGAAAATGGAAGAGGCCGCACATACTGGCCAAGTTGGTTTAAGATTTTCAACAACTTATGGAGAAAAACCTAGAAAAGGTATGTTATTTGATTACATTGTAAATGGTACAGTAAAATATAAAACAAATCACACAAGAGATTTTATTTACATTAATGATGTAGTGAATGCTATATTGTTATTTGTAAAATTAGGATTGAAAGACAAAAACAAAACTTATGAAGTCAGTTCAGGCCATTTGTATAGTGTAAAAGAAGTAATTGAAAAAGCAGGTTTTAAAGTGCCTTTAAGAAAAGGTGAAGATTGTGAAGCTGAAAGTAATGCCAGCGATAACAGTGAATTAAAAAAACTAGGTTGGAAACCTACAATGACTGTATGGATGTTTTTAAAAAATTTACACCCATAAAACATATAAATAATCACATATGAAAGCAGGTAAAATTTGGGGATCAACAGAATTAATACACGCTAACGGCGTATTAGAATTTCATAGAATAGAATTTAAAGCTGGCGTTCAATGTTCAAAACATAAACACGCATTTAAATGGAACGGATTTTACGTAGAGTCTGGTAAAATGTTAATAAGAGCTTGGCAAAAAGGTAAACAAGAAGGCCTTATTGATAATACAGTTTTAAAAGCAGGTGATTTTACAAGAATAAAACCTGGTATATTTCATCAATTTGAAGGCATAGAAGATGGTGTGGCTTTTGAATTATATTGGGCGGAATTCGACCATAATGATATACAAAGAGAAACACAAGGTCGAATTGTAGATAATAGAGATTAAAAAATTAATATCTAATATCTTCGTAAATGCCTAACCAGTCCGATATGTAATGAAATCCAAATAAAAATCCATAACCAAGCGCTATAATAGCAGCGGCCAGTAATAGGATTTTTAAATCGTCTTTTGAAAACATTTAATTTACTCCTTTTTTTATTATATTTGTATATTATAACAAGTAATTGTGTCAAAAATAAGACAAAATTAAAGAAATATATAAGTAAAATCAATAACTTATACAGTATTTTAAAAATTTTAAGCGTTTTTTCTAAAAAAATACACATTTTTCAATAATTCTAATGATTTTTTATAAATAATTACTAAATTATGGCAAAACGAGTCAGTTTTTCAGGAGTTTCTACATTTTTTAAAAAAAATAAAGTAAAAAGGCCTAACATACACACTAAAAAATTAAATAAACATAAAAAAAAATCTATGAAAAAATTTTATAGAGGCCAAGGAAGATAATGACACACGAATTTATCATATTAAATAATGGTAAATTAGAAAAATATGATGAATTTGAAAAAATACCACAAATTTTTGATAACGTAATTAAATTTTTGCCTCAAATACCTGATGGTCCACATACAGAAGAACAACATATGGAAATAGATAGTTGGAATATAAAATTTAAAGAATTAATGAGTAGGGAAACAAATAAAAGGAAAATAAATGCCAGCAGCAACAAGAATAGGTGATGCTGATGTAAGTCATTGTTCAGGAATGACAAGAGCCGAAGGTTCACCTAATGTATTTGTAAACGGTATAGCTTGGTCTCGTCAAGGTGATGTAAATACCAGTCATTTATTGCCGGCTCCTATATGTCCTTCTCACACTGCACCAATAACAATTGGTTCTACTACTGTTTTTATAAATGGTAAAGGAGCAGGTCGTGTAGGTGATGAAATTTCAGGATGTACTTCAGTTGCACAAGGTTCGCCTAATGTTTTTTGCGGTGGTTAAAAAAACGATATAAATATATAAGATTATGCCAAATTACGATGCCGGTTCTTTAAACAATAGTAAAAGAGCCACAGTTAAATATAAAGATTTAGATTTAGATTTTGGTCGTAATACGGTTACTAATGATGTAAACAAGTTAACAGACGTTGAAGCTGTTAAAAGAAGTGTAAGAAATTTAATTAATACATCACACTTTGAAAGACCTTTTCATCCTGAAATAGGTTCTAATATAAGAGCGATGTTATTCGAGTTAATGACACCATTGACTGCTTTGAATCTACAAAGAAAAGTACACGAAGTGTTACAAAATTTTGAACCAAGAATTAAATTGGTTCAAGTATCAGCAAGACCTGATATTGATAGAAATTCATATGATTTAAGCATTTATTTTTATGTTATTGGTTCAAATGAATTGGTTACTGTACAAACATTTTTAGAAAGACTAAGATAATATGGCAAGTAATAAATTAGAAGTATCAGATTTTGATTTTGATGCAGTCAAAGCCAATTTAAAAACATTTTTACAAAGTCAATCAGAATTTCAAGACTATAATTTTGAGGGTTCTGGTTTTGCCATACTTTTAGATATACTTGCTTACAATACTCACTATCTAGGCTTCAATGCTAATATGTTAGCAAATGAAATGTACCTAGACAGTGCTGATATAAGAAAAAATATTGTGTCAATTGCTAAAATGTTAAATTACACACCATCTTCTGTGAGATCACCAGAGGCCAGTTTGAATATTGAAGTCAATGACGCTACAGGTTCAACTTTAACATTAAATAAAGGCACAGTTTTTACAACAAGTGTAAATGGTATATCATATCAATACGTAACAAATGAAGATTATACAATTACACCAACAAACGGTGTTTTTCTTTTTTCGGATGTAGAAATTTACGAAGGAACTTTAACAACATTTAGGTATACTGTTGATGTAAACGATCCTGACCAAAAATTTATAATTCAAAGTGCAAATGCAGATACAAGAACATTAAAAGTATCTGTACAAACAAGTTCTACGAATACTACAACAAATATTTACTCTTTAGCAGGTGGTTACAACAATGTAACTGATACTTCTAAGGTTTATTTTTTACAAGAGATAGAAGATGGTAAATTTGAAGTTTATTTTGGTGATGGTGTATTAGGTGCAGCTTTACAAGATGGTAATATAGTTATATTAGAATATGTTGTTACAAATAAAGATGAATCAAACGGTGCTTCTACATTTTCTTTAGGCACAACAATAGGTGGTTTTTCTGATGTAACAATTACTACAAATTCTGTATCACAAGGTGGTTCTGCTGCTGAATCAAAAGAGTCAATTCGTTTTAATGCACCATTAAGTTATTCAGCTCAAAATCGTGCGGTTACAACTTCTGATTACGAAACAATTGTAAGATCAATTTATCCAAATGCTGTATCAGTAAGTGCTTGGGGTGGTGAAGATGATGAAACACCAGTGTATGGCACAGTTAAAATTGCAATCAAAGCGGCCAGTGGTTCAACACTTACAAATTCTACAAAACAAAGTATTATTACAGCTTTAAAACCTTATAACGTTGCTTCAGTAAGGCCAGTAATTGTAGATCCTGAAACAACTTCAGTATTAATTACAAGCACAGTAAAATATGACTCAAGATTAACAACTAAATCGGCCGATACTTTAAAATCAAATGTATTAACAACACTTACAAATTATAATACAGATACGTTACAACAATTTGATGGTATTTTTAGATATTCTAAAGTCATAGGTTTAATTGACGATACAGATACAAGTATTGTTTCAAATATAACTACAATTAAAATAAGAAAAACATTTATACCTACTTTAAGTTCTTCAACACGATACGATATTTACTTTAGAAATCCATTATACAATCCAGTATCAGGTTATAATGCAGTTAATGGTGGTATTTTAGAATCAACAGGATTTAAAATCAGTGGTGATACTACAAATATATTTTTCTTAGATGATGATGGTGTTGGTAATGTAAGAAGATATAGATTATTAGGTGGTGTAAGGACTTACGCAAACAATACACAAGGTACAATTAATTATACAACAGGACAAATTACATTAACATCTTTAAATATTACAACTGTTGAAAATATTAGAGGTGCAGTTTCTACTGTAATTGAATTAACAGTTAAACCAAATTCAAATGATATAATTCCAGTAAGAGATCAAATAGTAGAAATTGATGTGGCTAATTCTTCAGTTACAGTTGAACCAGATACTTTTGTAGGAGGTTCAGCAGACGCAGGTATAGGTTATTCAACAGCAACTAGCTATTAATTAATATGGCTACATTTAAAGACAAACTTTCAAGTCTTATAGGTTCACAAGTACCTGATTTTGTACTTGACGACCATCCTAAATTTTTACAATTTTTAAAAACATATTACTCATTTATGGAGGCTGCCGAATTATCGGTAACTTCTGTTCAAACAACAGATGGTATACAATTAGAAACAGAAACAGGCCAAGATAATAAATTAATCTTAGATGGTTCTCGTATCGATTCAGATATTACTCCTTTAGATGAAGGAGATAAAATACTTTTAGAAAGTTCTTCTTTTGGTAAATTTACTAGAGGAGAAATTGTACAAGGCCAGACATCAAAGGCCACTTCAACTGTATTTACAGAAGATTTAGATAACAATAGATTATTCATTGTTGCACAAGACAAGTTTATAATTGGTGAAACTATTTTAGGATTATCTTCTAATGCAAGTGCTATAATTAATAATTATAGACCTAATCCAGTAAATAATATACAAGAGTTATTAAACTTTAGAGATCCTGATAAAGCAATATCAAATTTTTTAACTCAATTTAGAAATGAATTTTTAACTACATTACCTGAAAATTTAAACACCAGTGTTAATAAAAGAAATTTAATTAAAAATATTAAATCGTTATATCAAACTAAAGGTACTAAAGTAGGACACGAAACGTTTTTTAGATTATTATTTAATGAAGTATCTCAAACATTTTATCCACGTGAACAAATATTACGAGTGTCTGATGGTAAATTTACAACAAATAAAGTTTTAAGAACAATTAATCCCACTGGTAATACTTCAGATTTAGTTGGTAGAACAATAACAGGTTCAAATTCAGATGCTACAGCAATAGTTGAAAGTGTAACAATTTTTTTAATAGGTACTTCAAGTGTTTCGGAATTTGTTTTAAATTCAGACAGTATTAATGGAACTTTTAGTGTTGGTGAAGAAATACAAGGTACAGCAAGTGATGAAGATGATAATTTAATCAAAGCAACAATTACAGGTATACCTGCATCAAAAGTAATTACAAATGATGGTTCTTTACATTCTGCTGTTGAAACCGTAACTGTTACTGGCGGCGGTGAAGGAGCAATTATTCAAACTAAAACTATTGGTTCAGGTGGCATTACAGAAATAATTATAGATAATCCTGGTGCTGGTTATTCTATAGGTGATGATTTAGTTTTTACAAATACAGACACAAATGGTGCAGGTGCAGCAGGATTTATTTCAGTTGTTAACGGAGGATTTACACCTGAAGATAGTGCAAGTTCAACTGAAGATCACATATTATTAGAGGGAGCTACAACACAAAACGATACTTATTTTGGAGATAAATTTGTACAAGAATCAGGCACGGACGTTGGTGATATAACAGATATATTTTTATATAATGAAGGTTTAGGTTACACATCATTACCGACTGTTTCAATTACATCAGGTGGTGTCAACGCAATTTTAAAAGCATATGGTGATGAAATAGGTAGAGTATTAGATTTAAATTTGGTTGAATTAGGAATTAATCATCAATTAGCTCCAACACCACCCGTGCTTAATTTTTTCAAAAACTGTATTGTAACAAGTGTAACAGGAACTTTTGTGGAAAACACAAGTGTTTCTATAACAGGAGGCATTACAGCAACTGTTGTAAGTTTTAATTCAGCAAGAGGATTATTAATATTAAAAAATAATTCTGGCGCAATAAATTTAAATAGTGTTGTTACAGGTTCTTCTGGTTCAGCTACAATTAAAAAATTAGATAGTACAACTGCCACATTAACAGTAGGTGCTGTTGCAGATTTAGACGGCCGTTTCATAAATGAAGATGGATTTATTTCTGAAAATACAATGAATATACAAGATAGTTTATATTACCAAGATTTTTCTTATGTTATAAAAGTAGGACGTTCAATATCAGACTGGCGAGATGATTTCAAAAAAACAATGCACACTTCAGGTTTTTATTTTGAAGGACAAGTTGATATTCAAACAAGATTAAATGCTCGTATATCAACACCTGTAAGTGGTGCTGTTTCAGGAGTTTTAGAAGATCCATTCTTATCTATTGTAAATACTTTATTCTCTACAATATTTGGTAGAAGATTAGGAACAATTGACGATGGCACAAGTTTAAGAGCTACGCCTGAAATAGGTGCGGCCGCTGATTTAAATACTTCAACAATTTCTCCTTTTAGTTCATCTACAAGAGATGTAACACTTACAAGAGCTCCTATTAATATTCAATATCTATCACGTGTAAGAGGAACATTTGCTGGCGTTAATATAGCTACAGGCTTTGCATACGCTGGCCCTCGATATGCAACAATTAATAGAGAAGGATTAAGAACATTTAGTAGAACAGTTGATACAAATTATTCACTCGCTGAGTTAGGTGCAAACGTTACTTTTGGTACAAGGTCGTCATTAGATGGTCAAGACAATACACTTTTATTTTGTTCTACTGAATTAGGTAGATTCATCAAAACAAAATTAACAATACCTTGTGAAATTTTTATTATTGCACCTTTTAATCAATTTGATAATACTGTTGTTACATTTGACCAAACAATTGATACAGGTGGTAACCCTATAACTTTTGATGATACAACACCGTAAAATGATTATAAATATAGAGAAAGATTAATCAATGGCCAAACAAATAATTAATATAGGTACAACAGCAAATGACGGAACAGGTACAAACTTACGTTCTGGTGCAACAATTATTAATGATAACTTTTCAGAATTATATACAGCATTAGGTAATGGTACAACTATTACATTAACTGCTACGCCTACTGAATTAAATTTATTATCAGGTGTAACAGCACTCGTTTTATCATCAAACTCAGTTACTCTTTCAAATAAAACAATTAGTGGTTCAAATAATACATTATTAAATATTGGCAATTCTTCTTTAACAAATTCAAGTTTTAGTATAAGAGATGATTCTTCTTCTGCTATTTCTATCGCATTAGGTGGTACTTTAAAAGTTAAAAGTAATGATGGTATTACAACTACAGTAAGTCAAGGTGATACAATTAATATACAATTAGATGGCACAGTTCTTACGGCATCATCTACGAACACATTATCAAATAAAACAATATCTGCTTCAAGTAACACAATATCAGGCCTTACAAATACAAATTTAAGTGGTTCAGCAGGAATTACAAATGCAAATATAGCAAATGCTTTTATACAATTTTCTGATGAATCTTCAACAGTAAATTCAACAGCATTAGGTGGTAAATTAGAATTTTTAGCAGGCGAAGGTATTAACACAGTTGTAGGTGCAAGTTCATTAACTATTTCTGCTGAATTAGCAACTTCATCAAATGCCGGTGTTGCAACATTTAACACGGCCAGTTTTACAGTTACAAGTGGTGATGTTACAATTAAATCAGGTGGTGTTTCAAATGCACAATTAGCAAATTCTTCAATTACTTTAGGTTCAACTTCAACATCAT